AGTGAAGTTCAAGGAGGACAAGGCGGAGTGTACCCTGACCACCCTGTCGAGCCGCTTGACCTCTTCTATACCCAAGCGGACCTACTCCTGGGCCTGCAACCACATTCTGTATGATGCACAGTGCCAAGTGGGACGAGAGACCTACCGCACCGACGCGATTGTAACTGACATTGACGATGGGGGGCTCGCAGCCGCTATCGCGGATCACCCTGACTGGTCTGGCCCGAGCCTATCAGCCAGGGTCGCCCTCGACGACACCTTCTTTGGTGGCGGAATGGCAATCTGGCAGGACCCGAGAGGCGTACAGAGCCGGACTATACTGGGACATGACACAGTAAATAACATCTTATTCTTCCAAGTAGCCTTTGACACCCTGGCCCCCACCACCCGGCTGCAGCTGTATGCTGGCTGCCTCCATTCACCTCAGGGGTGTGTGGAGCGATTTAATAACATCGAGCACTATGGGGGGTTCCCTTTCGTCCCCTCCACCAACCCTTTCGCGGAAGGCCTTCTGATCGACGTGAACTGGCAGCCCTGGGGATAAATCCCCACCAGCACTGCCCCTCCCCTAAAACCCCCCTGGTACTCTACCAGTAGGAGAAATACAATGGTCGCATCCATTATCGTATCAGTTATTATATCTGCACTGATGACTGTCCTTTCCGCCCTCCTGGCACCCGACCCGGGAATTGAGGACCAAAAGCTTGGGGACGCGGACGAGTTCCTGTCCCCCACCAACATCGAGACTAGTGTAATCCCGATCAACTTCGGGACCAATATCCTGACGGGACCCAACGTCATCTGGTACGGGAACTTGCGCGCCAACCCCATTCGGCAGGACGTAGGGTCCTGGATCTCTTCGGACTGGGTCGTCGTGGGGTATGAGTACTACGCATCTTTCGACTTGGCTCTGTGTAAGGGCCCCATAGATGGCGTCAGTCAGATACGCGCCGATGATAAGCCCTTCATCCAGGGAGGCCATACGGCCTCCGGGTACGTCCAGGACGTCGTCAACACCAAGGGCTTCCTGAACCCTGGCACTGGCGCAAGTACCTGGGTGAATGTCAATGCAAGGAACATCTTTGGTGGCCACAAGCATGGCGGCGGCCTTGTGGGCAGCCTTCGGATATACTGGGGAGAGCTAAACCAGGAGAGATCGGCGCATCTCTATGACAACACCGAAGTGCCTCAATACCTGCCCAGCTATTCTGGCCTCGCGCACATCGTGTGGCAAGGCGGATACATTGGCGAGAGGCAGCGTGCGGGAGACTGGGACGTACGCGTCCATTCCTACCCCAACCCTCTCAACTTGGCACAGGGCAAAGAGCGCATCATCGTAGACAACCTCATCGTCGCGGGAGCCTCGGGGCATGGAGACGCCAACCCTGTAAACTGTCTGTACGAGATCCTAACAAACTCGGACTATGGCCTCGGCCTCACCGAGGACCTTGTAGACCTACCATCCTTCCTGTCAGCAGCTGAGCTGTGCTTCCAAGAGAAAATAGGGTTCAGCTATCTGCTCCAGAAACCGCAGCAGGCCGCCAAGGTCGTAGACATTATCAAGCAGCAGATCTCCTGCGCCCTGTACCAGAATGAGCAAGGCAAGTTCCAGATAAAGATGGTCCGAGATGACTATGACATCGATCTTGTCCCCTCGTTTGACTCCACGAACATCGTCAAGATGGTAACCATGGCCAGGACCGCCTGGAACTCCACCAAGAACAGCGTCCACGTCGAGTACGTGAGCAACAAGGATGAGTTCACTTCCACCATCGCCGTCGCCCAGGACCTCGGGAACATCGAGATGCAGGGCGGGGCCCAGCAGCTTGCGAAGCTGAAGATGCCCGGAGTGAGAAACTCCACACAAGCCACAACGCAGGCGCATCGAGCCCTAGCGGAGAGAAGCCAGCCCCTCGTGGCCTTGGAGTTCACCGCGGACCGATCCGCAGCCCTCCTGTCTCCGGGGGACGTTATCTCAGTAACCGACCCAGACTTCGGTCTGAACAAGCTGCCCTTGAGGGTAGCGGAAGTTAGCCGAGGCAGCGCCTCGTCCCCCACCGTGCTCATCAAGGGCACCCAGGACATATTCGCGCAGCCTGTCTTCATCAACACCGACCCGGCGGGCAAAGGTAATATCTATAACACGATAAACTATCTCTTCGTGTCATACCCGGAAGTAGTTGAATTAGTAGGCGCGACTCGATGGGAAGTTGGGGCCAGTGGCGGAAACCCGGACACAGACCGCAGAGTCCGGGTCTATATCACCCAGGGTAATTCCACGTCTAGAACCGCCAGCGCTTGGCTACAGAACACGGAAGACAACTTGTTCTATCTAGACACTCCGGACCTTTCCTCTACGCCCAATGCCCTCCAGGTACCCGTCCCCTTCCAGGACTTTTACCCGCTAACCGCGCAGAGTGACTCGTTCGTCGAGGCAACCTGGGAAGGACCCACTACGCAAAAATGGCAACCCAATACCGCCTACGCGGCCCAGGAGATAGTCAAGTCGAATGGGTTCCTCTGGCACAACAAGGGGGACCAGTGGAATTGGTCCCTGCCCACTACCACCTTCCAGAACAGCACCTCTGGTACCTCCGGGGATGGCCCGCCCCCGCATTTTCAGAGCGGGCAAGGCGCCACTTGGGGTGGCCACGGATACGTTTTTGATGGAGGCACCACTTGGTGGACGGATGTAACGACTCCCATCGAGAAGGATGTTATTGTTCCCGTAATTGGGTTCTCCAACCCGGACCAGGGCTCTGGAGTGTCCTTTCACGACCAGACACAGGCGGAGATCCGGTCCCAGGGCTATGGCCTGTTCCGGATTGGGGATGAGATCATGGCATACACCCAGACGGACATTGTCCAGCTGGCGGATGGTGACCTTGTCCAAGACCCGAACCAGTCACAAGAGGACATTGGACTAAATGGCCCCAAGTATCTGCCCAATCAGTCAGCGGTTACAGGCCTCTCCGGCATATACCGGGGACTGTTCGACACCGACATCACTGACCACGCGGTCACTGACCGGGTGTGGTTCTGGGATAACGTTCCGGTCAACGGAGTCCCGCTGGGGGCGACTAACCTCACCGGGGACATCTCTCGCAACTATAAGATCGTTCCGAAGGGTCTATTTGGTCGATGGGACGTCGATGACTCCCCTAACATCAACGTACCCATAACTGAGATCATACGTAGTGACCGCCCCCTCCGGCCCGCCGAAATTGGCATCCAGGGCCTCACTGGATCGGGCAGTCACGGAGTCCTGATCGACCAACTGAATGGCACCGGGGACATTACCGTTTCCTGGACTAACCATTCACGCCAGGATTACAACCAAGTTTGGTTCCAGAACGAGAGCAGCACGAACGCTCCCACCGATGGTGTCACATGCACCTATGAGGTCGAGAGCGTCCCCGGCGCTGGTTTCAATGGGAGCCAGATCACAGTGAGGACTACCCTCACGGCCAACACGGCCACGAGTGATGTGCTGTTGCGCGCGGATCTAGAGACCGCGATGGGTTGGGTAGCCGCCACTCAGGCTACCCCCTACCTCGCAAGGGTAACGTTGCTCCGCGTTGACAGTTCGAACTCCATACCCGCCCGGGTAACCCCGGTCAGGGAGTTCAGAGTGTTTGGCGACGCATAGCACTGACAGGACTTCCAGGGGCCTTCGGGCCCCTGGCAGTGAAGTACCACCCTACCCCCCTAAAGTAGGAAGGAGGGACCTGTCTTGGACGAAACCAAAAATCAGAAGCTCTCAGAAAGAGAAGTGGGAGAGATTGTAACCCAGATCGCCGATTTACGGCACAGCCTTCGTAACCAGAAGCAGGTAACACACTTGCTGAACGAGAAGGTACTGGAGCAGCAGCTCGCACTGGCAACTCTGAAGACACGCTTGAACACCACTATAGCTGTGGGGTTCGCGCTAGTGAATCTAGTGGGCCTCGCGCTCAACTGGATGAGAACCGTAGCGTAGACAGGAGACCTCAATGGCAAGATTCGGCAGCTCATCGATGACAAGAATCGCTACGTGCGATGCTAGACTTCAAGAGGTACTGCATCGGGCCATTGAGGTCGTGGATTTCACCGTACTTTGCGGGCACCGGGGCAAGATTGCCCAGGGCCGCGCGTTCTTCACAAAGAAAAGCAAGGCCCGTTGGGGCCAAAGCAAACACAATTCGACCCCCAGTCAGGCAGTGGACATTGCTCCTTGGCCTATCGACTGGGAAGATACGGAAGCGTTCGTCTATCTGGCTGGAATCATCCGGGCAGTATCGCACGATCTCGGATACGGCGACATCATCCGCTGGGGCGGTGACTGGGACCAAGACGAGCGAATGCGGGACGAGCGCTTCCGGGACTACCCACATTTTGAGATAAAGGAGTAAGCCTATGATCCCCTTGGCAATCGCAGGTGCCATCCCGGCCGTAGAAGTGGTCGGCAACGTAATCGACAAACTATTCACCTCGGATGAGGAGCGGCTCGACAAGAAGGCCGTTCTGGCCCAGCTGGCTCTCAATCCCGGGCTCGCACAGGTCGAACTCAACAAGGCGGAAGCCACCCACAGGTCCACGTTCGTCGCCGGATGGCGCCCCGCCATTGGCTGGACCTGCGGAGCAGGGCTCGCCCTCGCGTTCGTGATTAACCCCATCTTCCAATGGTGGACCGGAACTCCCGGCCCGCAGCTCCCCCTGGAGAGCATGACGTCCCTCGTGACGGCGATGCTTGGCCTCGGCGGTCTTCGGACTTTCGAGAAGATAGTGGGCAGAGCAAAATGATTTAAACGGATTGAGGCGATTCGGGGGTTTTGCCTCAATACCGAGGGCCTGGAGGCAAGTAGCTTCCAGGCCCAACAGCACAAAAAGGCACCCACTAGACTTCGCGTCTGGTGGGTGCCTTTTTTTGTGCCTATTTTCCGATTCGCCTACTTGGAGGCTAGTTTGGCGTGCGGTCTCGCGTGGTCTCCGCGCAGTGCTTTTCGGCCACTTCGACCATC